GTGACGACAGCGACAGCCCCCTCATACGTGGCCGAAGGCCGAGCCCCGCGACAGGAAAGTCTGTTCGCCTGGCTCGCCCCCCGACTTGAGGAGAAGGCCCCTCCCTCTCCCCCGCCTCCGGCGCCGGAGAAGCCCCGCGACCTCTCGCACACCTGGGTCGTGGCCGCCGAAGTCGAAGTGACGCCCCGCATCGCTGGGATCGCGGACTTCCGGGGCTCCTTCAAGGCCTCCGCCGGCCAGCGCGTCGAAGCCCTCGAGGTGTACTGCCGCGGGTGCAGACGTCCCTACGACGAGGTCAAGGGCGCCGACTGCGCCGAGAAGATCGACAACCGGCATCTCATCGGCGGCGACCAGTCCACCCGCGCGAAGCGCAAGGTCGTTGCCCCGCCGCCCGGCGCGAAGATCATCCCCGGTGGCACCATCCAGCGCCGCGGACTCAATGCCTACGTCGCCGGAGTGTCCCGTCAGCGCTGAGCACGCGACGCAAGCAGCACCACCTGTTCATGGTGCGCACGTGACTACTCAGCCTCCAGGAGCGCCGCGGGCCCTCGCCCGTGAAACCGCCGGCGTACTCCTGCTCTCGCTCGGCGCCTCCGGCGCGGTCGCCGCCCTGGGCGCCATCCACTGGGCCATCGCCCTGGCCGCGGTCACAGCCGTTCTGCTCGGCACGGGCATCCTCCTGCACCGCTCCCCCACCGCGTGGCAGCGCAAGGCTGGCATCGCCGCCGCGTGCCTGGGCTTCACCGGTCTGATCGCGACGGCCTTTGCCGCGTATCCCCCGCTCGGCTGGCTGACGCTCAGCACGGCCGTGTGCGCCGCCGGCGCCGCCCTCGCCACCGAGGGGGCATGATGCCCCGCCAATTCCTGCCCGCGCTCCGCGGTCTGCTGCTCCCCCGACCGGCCGCGGCCGCCGTAGAGACGAAAACCCTCGCCGGAGCAAGCAACCCCTACGTCTCCATGACCTACGCCGGGGTCACCAACGTCTGGGGCACCGAAGGCCGCGCATCCGGCTGGGACATGGACCGCGTCATCACCGAGGGGTACGAGCGGTCCATCTGGACCTTCAAGAGCGTGGAGGCAATCAGCAAGCACGCGGGCGCCCTCCCCATCCAAATCGGACGTGGCGGCGACGAGCGACGCTTCGCCGAGACGATGACCGACCACCCGCTGCTCCGCGTCCTCAACCACCGTGCAAACCCGCTCGAGACGGCCGACGTCTTCAAGAAGAGGCTCTCCGCGCAGCTCCTGCTCAGCAAGAAGGGCGCCTTCGTCGAGAAGACCCGCTCCCGCGCGGGCACCATCACCCGACTGGACCTCCTCCCGCCCTCCCGAGTCGAGCCGATACCCGACCCGCACGGCGACTACCTGAGCCACTTCCAGTTCACGACCAACGACGGCCGGGTCCGGGAACTGGATCCGGAGAGGGTCATCTGGCTGCGCGACCCCCACCCCACGGACCCCTTCTCGGGCGTCACGCCCCTCGAAGCAGCCGGGCTGTCCGTCGACCTGGACGTGAAGGCCCGCATCTACAACATCTCCTTCATCGACAACGACGGCCGGCCGGGAGGCTTGGTCGGGATCGACGTCGACGGCGTTGATGCCCGCGAGATGGAACGCATTCAGCGCCGCCTTGCCCCCGGCGCCCACCACGCCGGCGAACTCACGATCGTCGGTACCGGCCCCGGTGGCATCACCTACGTCGACACCAGCGCCCGACCGCGCGAGATGGCCTACGAGACGCTCTCCGCCACATCCAAGGGTGAGATCCTCGCCGCGTTCGGCGTGCCCGAGAGCATCGTCGGCAACGCCTCCGAGCGCACCTACGCCAACGCCGACCGCGAAGAGTGGACCTTCTGGGACCACACCGAACTGCCCCACCTGAACCTGATTGCCTCCGCCTTCGACGACGACCTCGACGACGGATGGACCACCCGCTTCGACACCTCCCGCGTCCAGGCCCTGGAGTTCCCCCGCCGCCAGGCCCGGGCCGAAGCGCGCGAGGAGTTCAACGCGGGCCTGATCACGATCGACGAGTACCGCGAGATCGCCCAGCTCGACCCCTTCGACGTCCCCCACTCCCGAGCACTGTGGATCAGCCCGCAGAAGGCTCCCGTACCCGCCAACCCCCAGGACGCCGCCGCACTCGGCGTAGGGGCGGACACCGGACCGGGCATGCCCGCAATCAGCCCGGGCGGCGGTGCGCCGCTCCCCGAGGGACCGGAGGGACTGGACGCTGGAAGTGCCGCAGCCGCGGTTGCCGCGGCCCGTGCAGACACCCCAGGCGACGCGGCGGCCGCCGTCGCGGCCGCCCGGGCTCTGGCACCGGGCGCTCCGGCCGGTGAGGCGCCTGGCACCGCCGCGGCGGCCGTCGCCCAGGCCCGCTCGGCAAGCACCCTGGCTGTCCCCGGCCAGGCGGCCGCCGACGTTGACCGGGCCCGGCAGTCGTACACCGGCACCGCACCCGGCGCCGCGGCCGCCGACGTTGCAGCCGCTCGCGAGGGAATCGAGCGCAAGGCCCTGCCGGACGAAGACGGCTACGAAGCCACCGACGACGACTTCGACGGGGTCTCCAACGCGGTAGCCGCCGCCCTCACGGCGCTCCTCGCGCGGCAGCAAGGCGTCATCGTCGCCCGCCTACGCGCCCCGAAGATCCGCAAGCACACGCGATACTGGGAGCCGGACGGGCCCGGCGACCAGCGGCGCAACGACCAGCCCGTCGACGGCGACCGGGTCGTCAGCGCCGCCCGCTGGGCCGAAGAGACCGCCCAGACCCTCATGCCGATCCTGCAGCAGGCAGCGGCCTCGACCGCCACAGCCGTCGGCCAGACCCTGACCGGCGCTGGGACGGTCCCCCCGGCAGCCGTTGGAGCCGCAGCGCTCTCCGCCACCCAGGCCGGAGAAGCCATCACCGCATTCCTGGCCGAGCTGGCCGAAGCCCTTCGCGACGCCCAGCACACCGCCACCACCCTCGAGGAGCTGGTCGAAACCGTCTCCGGCTTCTACAGCCTCGCCACCCCCGAGCTCGTCGCCCGCCTCGCCGAAGCCTGCGCGGTCGCCACCATCAACGGCGCAGCGGAGGCAGCAGCCGAGTCCGCCGGCCCCGCGGTGGTCCGGACATGGATCACGCGCGGCGACACCCGCGTACGGCCCGCCCACCGCGCCCTCCAAGGCGTCACCCTGCCCGCCGGTACCCCATACACCGCGGACGACTTTCCCCTGCGCTACCCAGGCGACCCCTTTGCCCCCATTGCCCTAACGGTGAACTGCCGCTGCCGGCTCCACTACTCCACTGCATAGGAGCACTACGTGCGCATTCTCGCCCTGGCTGGATACGCAGCTGCCATTGCCGCAGCCAACCTTCTGACAGCTTGGTACGGCCTTGTTCTCGTAGGCCCAGGCATCACCGCTACCGCCGGCACGTTTGCGGCCGGAGCGGTGCTCCTCTTTCGCGATGTTGTCCAAGACACCCTGGGCCGTGCCTGGGTTCTCGTCGGCATCGGCATCGGAGCCGCGCTCACCGCCGTCACCAGTCCAGCCCTAGCCGTTGCCTCAGCTGCTGCGTTCCTCGTCGCCGAACTGGCGGACATGGCCGTCTACACCCCGCTCCGGGAAAAGGGATGGGCCCGTGCAGTGCTCGCCTCCAACGTGATCGGTGCCACCCTCGACACCTTCCTCTTCCTGGTGCTCGCCGGTTTCCCCATCACCGCCACCGCAGTCGGTGGACAGCTCCTTGGAAAACTCGCCTGGGCCACCGTTCTTCCAGTCGCTGCCGTTCTCATCCTTCGGCAGGTGCGCCGTGCTGTACCTCGGCACGCCCTCGGGGCCTGACGTGCGCGCCGCCATGAGCGCTGGTCTCCTCGGCTGCATGACCACCCCCGCCCAAGGCAACCGCATCCCCGACGGTGCCGCCTACGCCTGCGACAACGGGAAGTTTGGGAAGGGATGGCCCGGCGCAGAAGCTTGGTACGCCTGGCTGACTCAGACCGTCGAACGCTACGGCGCCGACCGCTGCCTGTGGGCAGTCGCCCCGGACGTGCCGCTCGACGCGGCCAGCACACTCACTGAGTCGCTTCCCTGGCTGGCCCGCATACGCGACCTCGGCATACCCGCAGCCTTCGCCGCACAGGACGGATGCGACATCCTCGGCGTGCCCTGGGATGAGTTCGACGTGCTCTTTCTGGCTGGCTCCACCGAGTGGAAGGTCGGCCCGGTGGCCGAGCGGCTCGCCCGTGACGCCAAGGAACGCGGCAAGCAGGTGCACATGGGCCGCGTCAACAGCCTGGCTCGGCTACGCACCGCCGAGTGGTTCGGCTGCAGCAGCGCGGACGGCACCTACTTGGCCTTCGGCCCCGATAAGAACCTCTTGCGCCTTCGGCGCTGGCTCGCCGAAATCCATGCCACACCACTTCTGACCTCCACTCCCTGATTCCAAAAAGGAGCTCCGCCCATGTGGCCCGCCATCTGGACCCTCTGGACCGTCGTCTTCGCCGTCGCCGAGACCATCGCCCTGGTCAACCGGCGCGAGGGTGACACCCTCAGCGAGACCACCCGCCGCCTCTTCCGTACCCGTACCAGCAAGGCCGGTCGCGCCGCCTTCGCCGTCGGGTGGATCGGGTTTAGCGGCTGGTTCGCCATTCACATCCTTTCCGAAACGATGTAACCGCAGGCGATTGCGCCCTACCCCCCTGCCCTCCCCTTTGGCTCATCAGCGTTCAGGGTCCTGCTGTAGCTGGTAAACCCGAGACGCATCGCCATACGCTTGGCAGCCAGCTCTCCTGTGCGGAAGCTGGCTGCAAGTAGGGGCTCCCGGTTTGCTGTACCTCCTGTTGGCGCGGGAAGCAGACGCGGGGCCCTTACGCACTTCGGCGCACCCGCCATTCCAGCGCGCGACCTTAACCACCTGCGGTGTGCATCGTGCGCGCATGCTGAATCGCCCCGCTGCACACGCTGAGTCGCAGGACCTGAGTCGCGGTATCCAGACCAAGGCCACGCGCCGGCCGTGGAACCCCTCGCTGCACCCCCGCGACTCGCGAGGCCGATTCGTGGAGACCGGCGGCATCGCTCGGCTGTGGGGCGGCACCCTCGCCCGCGTCGTACGGGCGCTCCCCCACGACCGGGTCCTGGTGCAGGACCGCGTCAGCGACGGCACGTACACCGGACGCCGCCACACCACGAGCGCCAGGTGGATCACGATGGTGGCGCGCCCGGACGGCAGCGCCCCGACCAACAACGAGGGCAAGGTCGCCGAGGAGGACGCGCGGCGACACGACGACCCGCGCCGCGGTAACGGCGTCGCCGGTGACGACGACGGTGACCCGACCACCCCCGACGAGCCGCACGACGCCGACGACGAGGGCAAGCCCATCGGCGACGACGACGGTGACGGCCCCGGCGAGGACGACGACCAGGACGAGCCCGCCGACGGCGCGCACCCGGTCAAGCTGGAAGCCCTGCCCAATCAGAAGGCCGGACCGCGGGCCCGCTTCGCTGACACCACCGCCGTCCGCCGGCACCTCCTCAGCATCGCTGGGAAGCCCGACACCGATCCTGAGATGGCCGCCGCGCTCCGCCAGGTGGCCGTCGATGAGGAACTGCGTATCACCCCGTCCAGTGGACTGGCTGTCCGGCGGGACCCGGACACCGGCCGCTTCTATCTGACCGCCACCGGCACCGGACATCGGATCGACGAAGCCGGCCACTTCGGTACGTCCCAGGAAGCCGAACGGTTCGCCGCGCTGCTGGACGAGACCGCGGCCGCCGGCCAGGGAAACACGCGCTTCGACTTCTCCGATCCGCAGCTCTCTGGTGCCGCACGAGACTGGCGGTCAGCGCGCGGCGAGAACATCCAGGCGGCGATCATCCGTACCCGCGCCGAATTCGGGAACGGGCCGTCTCAGCCTGCGGCGAAGAAGACTGCCGCGCCGCGGAAGGCGGCCGCAGCGCGCCCCAGCGGCACCCCGGGACAGCGATTCACGACCCTCTCCGCGGTCCGTGCCCACTGGACCAACCGGCGCGGGGGCACTTCTGCCGAGGAGCAGGCACGCCTTGAAGCCCTGGTGGCCGACCGGCGACTCAAGCTCGTTGGCAACGGCCAATTCGTCATCGCCAAGACGCCCGATGGAAAGCAGTACCAGCTCGTCGCCACCGGCTCCGGTACGCCGGTGGGGCCGCAGTTTGCCCGGCAGCGGGACGCCCAGGACCTCGCCGCCAGGATCGCGGGCTCCCAGATCGTCGGACGGGACGGAAAGCCGCTCGACCTGTCCGATCCGGACGTGTCGATCGCAGACTGGCGATCGAAAAGAAACAAGTCCCTCGCCGAAGTGATTGACGCGGTAGTCGGTCGCCCCGACTCGAGCATGCAGACCGAGGGCGACCCTTCCCAGCCCACTTCCGCGCCCATGGAGTCGGATGGTGACGCCTCTGCCGTCAGCCGAGCCGACCTTCAGCCGGGCGACCGGGTCACCCTCACGGTCAGCCGACAGGACCTTGAATGGCCCGACAGTACCCGCGGCCAGGTGAAGCCGGAGAACGTCACCGTCGAGGGGACCATCGCACCCTCCTTCCGGCCCGGCTCCGGAACTCAGGGCGCGCCGCTGGTCGATGTGACGCTCACCGACGAGAACGGTCGCGAGATCGCCTCTGGTGAGACCGTCCACGTGACCCGTATGCCGGCCAAGGTCGCTGTGTCGGAGCGCCGAGACGGGTTCGCTCCGGAGGAAATGCGCGCCGACCGCGTCCGTGTCGGCGACGTCATCGCCCGCGGCACCTTCGGTCACGTCGTCACGGACGTGAGCCGCTCGCCGAACAGCCGCGCCTTCACCACCCGAAGCCTGGGCTCCGACGGCGCGATCGACGGATTCGGTACACGCCCGGACGAGATGCTCGATGTCGTCCCTCGCGGCCGGCGCCGCCCCGAGGACGTCCAGCGCGACTTGCCCAACCGCGCCCAGCAGCACCTCGACAGCAACGACGCGAAGCGCGCCGCCGCGAACATTCTGCAGGACTGGGCCCGGGCCAACGCTCTCGCCGAGCGGGAGTGGGCGGACGGTGCTCCCGAGCAGTTCCAGGACCTCGCACGGCAGATGCAGGACGTCAGCGATACGCCACGGGGCGCCGAGGGCTACCAGCAGAACGCGCAGGCCATGCACGGCGCCCTGGCGGCCCTTGACAGGCTGGAGACCGACGGCCTGAACCCCGAACTGCTGGAAGTCCTGCACCGGCTCGAAGGGAACCTGGACCGGCACGCCGACAAGTTCGCCGCCGACGCCCGCGCGATCACCGCTAACAAGGAGAAGCGCGACGCGGACGCCCAGGAGCAGCGCCGGGCTGAGGGGCTTCAGGCACGGCCCCCGGTCCGTGACCTCGACGAGGAACAGCTCCAGACCGAGTACGACGAGCTGACCGCCGGCGACTTCCGAAGCGCCAGCCCGGAGGTTCAGCGCCAGTTCGAGAGCCGCCTGGAGGACATCAAGCGCGAGCGCCGTGACCGCGCCCGCAAGGCCATCACCGGCCGTGCCGCACCCGAGTCCCTCGACACCGACCAGCTTCGCGAAGAGCAGGCCGAGCTCGCTCGTGCCCGCACTTCGTACGAACCTGACGACGTCGCCGAAGCCCGCAAGGAGCGGATGGCCGCTGTCGAAGCTGAGCTGGAGCGCCGCCAAACAGGCGAAGGGCCCGAGGCGCAGGGCTCCGTCAACCTCACCCCCGAGGACATGTCCAGCCTGCTCGACTCCGTACGGCCCGGCGGGTCCAAGGCCCCGTCCTCGATGACCGAGGGCGAGATCCGGGACGAGCTGGTCGCGCTCATGGAGCGGGAGATGGCCGGGGAGCTTTCCGGCGTCGACCGCACTCGCATGCAGGTCCTCGAAGCGGTGGAAGCCCGCCGCTCGGGGCGGGTCCTGAAGCGCGACCCGAAGCCGCAGCAGAACGTCGACGAGCCGGGCGGCCTGTTCGACGCGCCAGCGCCCGCCGCCGGCCAGGCCGCAGCCGACCCGGAGAACCCCGGTGACCGTCCGGATGATGAGTTCGGCACCCCCGACCTCTTCGCGGCTGCGGAGGGCCGCGACACGAGCAAGCTGCGCGCCCCGCAGAAGCCCGGCGATCTCCAGGTCGGGGACCGCTTCGTCGATGCCGACGGACGCACCCACACCGTGGCCGAGGAGCCCGTACGCACACCCCTCGGCCGTATCCGCATCGGTACCGGGGAGGGCCGGGAGCTCCTCCTCAACCCAGACGGCGAAGTGCGCGTCCTGCACCCCAACGAGGAGGCTCCCGCGCCGTCGGCCCCAGGCACCGCCAACAGCCCGGAAGCTGACGCGGACTCGGCCCCTGAGTCCGTACCGGCGCCGAACGCTCCCGAGGACTCCGATGTCCCGCGGGTCACTGAGCCGACCGCAGCCTCGAACCAGGTCAGCATCGAGCACACCGGTACTGGCACCGTCGTCCGCTTTCCCACCTCGGGCGGTCGAGTCAGCGATGACGAGTTCGAAGCGCTGCGCCGCATGGGCTTCAAGCGCAGCCGTGCACAGCAGATGTTCTACTTGCCGAGCACCTGGACGCTGTCCCGTCGCGACGACAAGGTGCGCCAGCTCAAGGAGTGGCTGGAACGGCAGAACATGGCCTACGCGCTGCCTGAGCAGGACAGCGCGGAGAAGCCTGAGCTGTCCGACGAGCAGCTCGAGGCACTCCGCGGCCGGTACTCGGCTCCTGCCGGGACGTGGGCGGTCACCGACTTCCAGCCCGGTGACGAGGTATGGACGGGCAGCAGCTGGAGCCGAGTCGACTCCGTCGGGCCGAAGAACCTGCGCCTGCAGCGCTGGGGGCCCAGCCCGTACGACCGCGTTCTCGCACGCCGCCGTGGTGGTGAGATCCGGACCATCCTCGACAACCCTGTCGACGACGGAACGCCCCGCCCGGGTGTCGCCGATCCCAAGGGCATGACAGACGGGCAGATCGCCGAAGAGCTGGCCCATCTGCGTTCCGCCACTCTGCCCGAGGGCGCGGAACCGGCCGCCCGTGCTGTGCGCCGCCAGGTTACTGCCCGCACCCGCGCCCTGACCGAGCACCAGTCCCGCCGACAGTACGAACGCCAGCGAGCCGAGAGCACGCGCCGCGACCAGGCCCGTCTCGTACGGGATCCTGCCCGTCTCGCCGCGATGAAGGCCGAGCAGGTCCAGAGCACGGACGGCACGCCGCTCGCAGTTGTCTACCAGGAGAAGAAGGGGAAGTGGCGGTTCGTCGACCGTGACGGCCGCATGTCCGAAGGCACCTACCCGAGCCGCGCGGCCGCCATCACCGAGGTCAACAAGATCGCCGCACTCCGCAACACACGTGCCGGGGACGGCTGGAGGTACTCGGCGTGGGACGACGTCCAGGCCGGAGACACCGTCCGCGTGCCCGAGCTTGGCCCGGCGCCGGGCGGCCGACGGCGCACCGTCACCGGCTGGACTGAGTCCGTGGAGGTTTCCGAAGTCCGCCGGGGCGACACCGGCCAGATCACCCTGATCGGCCGCCGTGGCGAGGAAGAGATCACGATCGAGGTACCGCGGGCCGATGCCACCTTCGGCACGTCCAAGCCCGGCACCGTGCCGGAGCGCGCTCCCAGCGACGCCGGCGGCGGTATCGACTGGCGACAGATGCGGCCGGACGACTTCGGCCAGGACGAGCTGTCCGGTGCCGCCGCGGACCAGAGCACCCCCAGGCCAGCGGATGAGTACGGAACTCCGGACCTGATCGCGAACGGCACGCTCGAGGGCGCGGCCGCGACCGACGAGGTGGCGGTCGCCCGCATGCTCCGCGAGCGCCTGCCCGAGCTCCCGCCGCTCCCGAACCTCGGGGGCCTGTCTCGGCAGGACAAGGACGATGTCCGGCGGATCCGCAGCGACTACGCGAACATCGTGGCATCCCTGGACGGCATTCTTGCCGGAGATCCGCCCACCGGCGATGCCCGCGAGGACCTGCGCCGGGTACGCCAGGAGTTCGACTACATCTTCGGCCGGCTGACCCGCCACCTGCTTCCCGACTCGGACCAGGCTCAGACCGTACGCGCCAGCCTGCTGGAGCTGGGCGAGGCAATCGATCAGGCGTCAGGCATGCTGCCCGAGCGCGCCCGACAGTCGCACGGCGAGGGCCCCAACGGGGGCACCCTGCACCACCCATGGGACCTGGTAGACGGCGAGCTGGTCCGCTTCGACGCCCTCAATCCGGCCGACCAGCAGCGCAGCCTCGCTCCGTACTTCGGTACATTCCGCGGGGCCTCATCTGCGTCGGGCGAGCAGGGCCGCACGCTCGTGACGTACGAGGGCCGGCGCTGGAACGACGACCGCGAGCAGTGGGAGAACGAAGGCCGCCAGCACACGGTCACGATGCCGCCGCGCGGACTGGTGGAGCGCTTCACCCCGGCGGAGTGGGACGCCTGGCGTAGGCCGGAGCAGTCCAACCCCGTCGACGCGCCGGCCAGCACGCCTGAGGACGAGTCCCTTGTGCCGCCCGCACCGATTGGGGACCAGCCACTGGCCGACATGACCGACGAGGACATCATCACCGAGCTGGAAGCCCTCCTGCAGTGGCAGCGGAGGCACGCGGGGAGTAGCGGCGAAGGACCCCTACTCCCCAGAAGTGAAATCTGGTCCGCGGTATCCCGTCTCGCCAGCCGGCGGAGCGTACTCCACGAGGAGCAGCGACAGCGCCACATCGCCCGCACCAAGCGGGAGCGGCAGGAGAAGGAAGCACGGGAGAAGGCCGAAGCACTGGGGCGCGCGACGATCGGTACGCCGAACGGTGACGCGTACCCGATCTCCATCGACGGGCGGGAGATCGGCACCGTTCGGAAGCTCAGCCGCACGTGGTCGTACACCCACGCCGACGGTGGGGAATCTCCCGACGTGCACAAGAGCCGTGGCGACGCCGTGGCCGCTCTCGTCCGTGGCGACGACTGGCGGCGTGAGCGGGACGCTGAAAACGCGCAGGCGGAGGAGGCCCGTACGCAGACACCCGAGGGGTGGGTCCTCGGGGACCGTGACCAGGTCACCGAGAACGACATCATCCGGGTGCCGCGGACCAGCAAGGCCCCGAACGGGCGCCGGTACCCGGTCGGGTGGCGGGAGCCTGTTCGCGTTCGGCGGGTGAACCGGCGCAGCGACGGAACGATGACGATCGACGTCGAAAGCCTCGACCGCACCGTCGAGCCGTTCAGTACGGTCTACGTGAGCCCCGACGATGTGGGATTCGCCTGGTCAGAAAACCGTACGACGCCCGAGCCGACGCCTGCGTACCGGGAACCGCTGCGCATCGACATGGCGGATATCGGCGATGACATTGCCACCCTGAGTCGTCTGGAGGGGCTCGACGAACCTGACCGCATCCGGCGCCTGGGCGCCCTGCTCCAGCGCGTGGAGGATGGTAAGAGCACAGACCTGCGGGGCGACCTCCGCACCATCCGAGACGAGACCACCTGGCTTGAAGCGCAGTTCGAGAACCCGGATCTGCCGTACGAGACCAGCAGCCGGAAGTCGTGGGCCCGCGCCGCGCGCATGAAGGCCGAGCGAGCTCTGGCGAACCCTGCCTACCAGGACGTCACGGGAGCCCCAGACCGCCCCGATGAAGCCCCGGCCCCGACCGTCCCGGACGCCGAAGGCCGTCGGACACGCATGGCGAACCTCGTGAGCGAGGCCTCGAACGCCGTCGGTGGCGACTCCCTCCCGGAGATTCAGGAACTCCGCGCCCGCGTGGACCGCGCTGACAGCGCTGACGACCCCGACGCTGAACTCGTCGACGTCGGCACCCGCCTGGAAGCGCTCGCCGACCAGTACGAGCTGGGCGGCCCGCAGGGCGAACGCGCAGCCGAGCTATTCCGGCAGGCCGCCCGGGTCGCGCGCGGTGAGCAGGACGGTGACGAAAACCAGCCTGACGGCGAGGGCTCGGACGCACCTTCGGCTCCCGAGGCGGATACGTCGAACAACCAGAACGAGGACGGTCAGGACCAGGAGGAAGAGCCGCGTCAAGCCGAAGATGACCAGGACCGGGAGAACCGGCACGACGACGGCCGGCGCCGGCGCCGACGCAGGGACAAGAACACGCCTGGCGGCGGAGGGGGACCCGGCGGACCTGACGGCCCCGGCATGCCTCCGCTCGGCCTTCCCGGCGGAGACGACAGCCCTGGCACCAGCAGCGCCCCTGGTGGCGGCGGTCGCGGCCGTCGCTCCGCCCCTGATGACGCGGCGGGTGACCCCCGAGGCAACGTCAATGCGCTGCGCGACGCCTGGCAGCGCGGTGACGGCCTCACGTCTGAGGAGAACACTCCCGCCCGTCATGCCGTACTCCAGGAGCTGGCCAACAACGAGGGACTCACGCTCTCACCGGGTGGTGGACTCATCACCTGGCCTGAGACCCGCGAGGAGGACGGACGTACCGCCTGGCACTTCGCCCAGGCCCGGAACGGGACCCGCCTGCCTGGCCTGACCCTCCTCAGCGACGACCGCGAGGAAGCCCGCGCACTGGCCGGCCGGTTCGAGGCCATCAGCGGCAGCGACGGACAGCCCTTCGACTGGCAGAGGCCTTGGGGCCCGAGCTCCGTCGTGCAGTGGCGCGACGGCAGCGGCCGCAATCTGCCCAGCGCCCTACGCGCGGCGCAGGATGAGTTCGAGCAGGAGCGCACCAGCGCCCCGTCCGACCCCGACGAGGCCACCCCGCCCGCGACCACCACGCCGGAGGAGACGCCCGCGCCGGCGACGCTGCCGGATGACCTCACGGAGATGCTCGACGGGGACCTGGCCGCAGCATGGGGCCAGGGCCTGAGCGACGCCGACCAGCTGCGCGTCATGGCGGAGATGGACCGCCGGGACGACGCCGACCGGCGCATCCGCGAGGCCGTCCCGGACACCCCGCCGACGGACGCGGACGAGGCAGCCCGACGCGGCCTGGCCATGGACGCCGCGCTCAGCTTTGGTGAAACCGACGTCGTGCGCCCGGCCCGTACCCGCGAGCAGCAGATGCGAGCCGAGTTCATCGACATCGACGAGGCCCGCTACCTGGCCGCCGTAGCGGCCACGAACGGCTACTTCTTCCGGCGCGAGTACATGGGCACCAATCTGGACGAGCGCGCGCTGTTCTCCGGCGGCACCATGTCGGCGTTCGGACGCTGGGAGCGGTACGCCAGTGAAGAGCTCCGCGACTGGTTCGACGCCAACGGGGGCCGGCTCACCTTCAACGAATTCAAGAAGCGTCGCCGCGCCGACGATCGGCGTGCGAGGGAGGAATACGAAGAGGAAACGTCCGGTGCCGGGCAGCCGCACGGCTCGCAGGTCGATGCCGGTGACGCCCCGGAAGCTACGACATCAGACATCGGTGTCTCTGACTCCGAGGGTGCATCCCAGAGGGCTCTCGAAGACGCCCGCCTGCGGTACGCCGAGCTCCTCCAGGCCGCCAGGGACACCTGGGGACCTGATGCAGAGCAGCAGCTTGGGGGCATTCCTGAGCAGTGGGAGCTGGCTCAGGCCGCGCTGGCGGACAACAACACCAACGACGCGGTCTGGAAGCTGCACGGCCTCTACGAGCAAGTGGCGCGCCTTGAGAACCAGCTTGGAGCCGAACCCAGCCGCGCTGAGACAGAGCAGCTGCGTTCCGCGATGCGCCCCTTCTACGTCGCGGCCCACAATGCGGCCGTTTTGCTGGGAGTGACTCCAAGGGATGGCGAGCGGTGGACGACCTACCGCGCGCTGCAGAGCGGCGACGTCTTCCGCGAGCCTGGAACCAACGTCCACAGGGTTGTCACTGAACAGCCCTCTGGGCCGGGCCGCGGTGCCAGGATCGACCTCCACAACTGGCAGCTCGATGATCAAGGAGGCGGGAACTTCAGGCCGCATCCGGATCTGTACGTTCTGCAGAGCGACGACCGCTCTCTGATTCGCCAGGGACGGAAGGTCTCCGAGCGCCAGGCGGCATTCATCCGTAGCGCCCAGGAGATGGCAGCAGCAAGGGCGGCCAGAGAAGGCACAGCCGCCGAACCCCGCGAGGACGACACTGCGACGCCGCAGATCACCTCCAACGGCAGCCATGCTTCCGCAGCCGACCTGGAACAGGGTGATCAGGTATCGGTCACAGGCCGGAACACGCGGGGCGTGGAAGTTACCCGGGAGGGTCAACTCCTTGCCGCGCCGAAGGCTGCCACGGGCCGCATCGACGGAGTTACTGTCCCGGTCTGGCGCCTCCACGTGGGAGCCGAGGGTGAGCAGCCCAGGCCCGGCAACCTGGTCACGCTCCCCCGGGAAGACAGCGATGCCGGACCTGGTACACCCGCGGCGTCGGCTCGTGCCGCAGCAGAGCCGGCCGGTGTCGAGTCCGGAGCGCTGCCCGGCCAGCCTGAGGCGGCGACCGCTCCGGACCCGATCGGAGGGCAGCCCGCCCACTGGGCCCGCGTCGGTGACCTCGTTCCCGGGGACCTCGTCCGCATCGACGGCACCACCCGGCGCGGCCGTGGAGTCACTCGCCCCGGATACGTCTACGTGCCGCCCGTCCAGGTGGAGGTCACCCGGCGGGGCCGCACCGAGTCCATGTGGCGTACCTACGTCACGGAGAACCCCGACGGCACCGGTGAGCGCGGCAACGTCTTCACGCCGCTGACTGCGACGGCGGCCCGCGCAGAGGCACCTGAGAACACTGCTCCGGGGGCTCCGGCCACCGGTGCTCAGAGCGAGGTGCTCACGGGCGAACTGCCCGACACGATCCCCACCGACCGCGCCGGCCAGGGCCTTTTCCCTGGCAGCACTGTGACCGGCCGCGGCGGCCGCGAGGGCACCATCACCGGCGCCACCGACACCACCGTGGCGGTGCGCTGGAGCGACGGGGACACCGACGAGGGCCTGTCCCCTTCCTCCCTGACAGCCAGCACCAGCGAACGCCCGGCTGGATGGACACCTGCCGGACAGCGCGTACGCCCGGGCCACTTCGTCACCGACTCAAATGGCCGGCACCTCGGGCCTGTCGACGCGGCGGACGGGGACCGCATCACCGTGCTCACCGCCGAAGGAAGCGTCACCCGCAACGCAGCCGATCTCCTCGTTGCCGGCGAAGTCCGCGACGTGGCCCCCTCCGACAGGGACCCGGTGAGCTCGATCGGTCACCCGTCGGCCGCGGACCTCAAGGAAGGCGACACCGTCATCCTTGACTTCGACGGCGTGTCCAGCACCGTGCTGGTCGTAGGCGAGCCCAGCCGGGACGGCGACCGCGTGACCATCGAGTACGTCGACACCACCAACGGCGTGCTCGGGGAGCTCGAGCTGGACGCCGCCGCCGTGGTACCGCGCGCCGAAGGCCAGGAGGGCGGGACTCCCGACCTCAGCGGCACCGAAAGCCCCGAGCCGAGCGAGGAGCTGACCATCCACGAACCGGCCCCCGTCATCAACCCGGTTACCGGGCCGACGGTGCACCCGGATCTGACTCCCGCAGACCGCGAGGTCATCGAGGACCACGGCACCGCCCCGGAGGACGAGCCGGAGGCCCAGCAGGCCGCCGCCCGCATCGGGCAGGACCTGCCCGTCACCCCGGAGCAGGCCGGCGCGCTCGCTGCCCAGCTCCGCGCATCGGCCGACCCCACGACCACCGCAGGCCGAGCAGCTCTCCGGGCCGCCGACCACCTGGACCAGGCCGCCGACCGGACCCCGCCGGCGGGCCTCGACCGGCCCCGCCCGTCGAACGCGGCGCAGCTCGTCGAAGGCGACACCGTGGCAATGCCGGACGAGCGCCGCGGCAACGAGATCCGCGTCTACCGCGTCATCGACGCCGAGGACGGCCCGGGCGGGATCCGCAGTCTGCTCCTGGAGGACGAGGACCAGCAGTGGAGGCGCCGGATCGTCCACGGCGCGATGCCCGTATGGCAGCTTCCCGAGCCGCGGCCGGACGCCCCTACCCCGCCCGACCCCGACCACGAGCCGGCCCCTGCGCAGTCGGCCCCCGAGCGAGCCGTCCCCGTCACAAGGATCCGCCCCGGCGGACTCCGCCAGGGAGACGTCATCGACGCGCCGGTCTCGCGTGCGGGCTACCAGTTCAACGGGCACCGACGCCTCACCCTCCTGGCGCCGCCCCAGCGCAACGGCTGGTGGATGGCCCTGACCGGCGTCGACGACGACGGCAACGTCCACGACTTTGGACTGCATGCCGGCCGGGAGGTCAACGTCTACGAACGGAACCGGCCCACGCCTGCCCTGCCGCCCGCCAGCATGCCCAGCGACCCCAATCCCGCCCCGCTGTCCGCAGTGGAACGGGTCGCCGCCGACCACGCCCGTACGGTCGCCGCACGGATCATCAACGAGGCGATCGTTGGAACCGAGCAGCCCGGAGACATCCACGCGCTGCGCGAGCAGATCGCGCAGCGCCTGACCCCCGAGGCCCTGCGCGAAGCCCGCCAGGCTGCGCGCAGCGAGGCACGCGAAGCGCTCACCGCCGCCGGAGTCACCGGCCGCGACCGCGCCAACGCCATGGAAGCCCTCAAGCGGACACGGCAGGATGCCCACACGCAGACGGTCCGTGCAGCCCTGCGCACGATCAACGACCTCGAGCCACTCCCCGACGAAAGCCATGAGGACCTTGCCCGCCGCGCAGCCGACCTGCTGCGCCTGATTCCCGACCAGATCGCCACGGCCAACACCCCTGCCCCCGGTGAAGGAGACCGCGCCACGGTGCAGGCCGTGACCGGGCATACCGACGCTGCCATCTCCGCCCTGCTCCAAGACCTCCAGGGCGCGGGCCTCGACGCAGTCGACGCCGAGACAGTCGGCCGGCTGCTGGCCGGGCACCTCAACGGCTCTCGGCAGACGACCGCCCGCCGGATTGCTGCCCGAGCCGCGGCCACGGCACCGACCGCCCAGCAACCGGGGCTGCTCGCACGCATTGTGGCCCTCCTGATGAGCCTGGGCCGCCGACTCGTCGCGCTGGCCAAGGCCGCGGCCGCGAAGATCGGCGAAACCTGGCGCAACAACCGTGACCGGCTGGCCCGCCTCCGCTCCTTCCTGAGGAGGCTCGCCACTCGCGTACGCCAGTGGCCCGAGACACGGCGCCTGGCCCGCCTGCAGGCCGCCCTCGACCTCCCCTTCACGGACGGCGAATCCCTGTCGGCGCGCGTCGCCCACTGGGCGGGCCTGATGCCGGAAGCCGGCCGGTTCGGCCAGACGTCCCGCCGGGTCACCTGGTGGCGGCCCACGACCTGGGGGCAGCTCGCCAGCGGCCGTCTTCCCGACCGCTCCGACCGAATCCAGTGGAGCCCGGACCGGGCGGCCGATGGCGGCCCCGGCCTGACCGCGTTGCGGCACCTGGCCGTGGTCCGCGCCGCCGGCAGCGACGTTGACCAGGACGTGACGCGGCGCCTGGCCGCCGAGCTTGGCGACGATTTCGGCAGCGACCCGCACGACACCCTGCGGCACGCGGACGACTACGTGGCCAGCACGGAGCGACGCCTGGTCAACCTTCAGGCAGCTCGCAGCTCCAGCACCATCCAGGATCCCGAGGTAGAGGTGGAGATCACCGCCGCTCAGCTGGAAGCTGCGACCGCGCGCCGCGAATGGGCCGAACTGCGGGCCCGGTACGCCGCGGCGGTGCCGGCCGCGGTGGCCTCCGTGCTCTCCGAGATCCGCGATCTCGGCCCCGAGGGAAGCGCCGGCCTGGTCTTCACCCCGCAGAGCACCCCCAACGCGGAGCGAGCCCTCCGAGGAGTCCAGAACCTCATCCCGAGGACCTGGCTGCGTATCTCGGCGGCCCGCCGCATCACCGCCGTCGACGGGGATGAAGGGCGCTACGAGCCGGGCCCGCAGCGTGCCACGGTCGCCGACCTCGCCGACGACGGACTGGGAACGGCCGGGCACGCCCTGGCCCAGCACCTGGCCCAGCACCTGCCGGACCTGGACGCCGCGCAGCGGGCCTTCTGGTTCACCCGCACCCACACCGGCCGCCCGGGCGCCCGCAGGATGCACCGCAGCACGCTGTCGCGCCTGCTGTCCCGGCAGCAGACACAGCCGGAGACGGGTGACAGTCTCGCCCGAGCCGTTCAGTCGATGTTCAGCGGCGACTGGTACGAGGACGACGACTTGCGGGCATTCCTCCTGGGACTGCTCGCCACGCGATAGGAGAGCAGATGCCCTTCACCGTCACTGGCACCTTCGACGACGGGGCGGCCTACCAGGTTCGGGTCACCGGCCAGGCCGACCGCCCCGTCATCGGGTCCAGCCGCGCAGCAGCCCTCTTCGGGCTGACCCGCGGCCGCCCCATCCCGCTCTCGCCTACGGGCCCCGTTCGGGAAGTCAGCCCGACCGACGAGGAGACCGTCCTCGCCGTCCTCCAGGCGTACACCCGCGTACTGGAGACGGGCCCCGGAGCGCCCCGGCGTGCGGTGGTACCCGGCGAGCACTGACCAGAACCGGACTTACCCAATTGGGTAAGTCGCCCGGATGGCAGGACACAAGCGGCTCGGTGGGGCACCCTGCCCGCCGTGACCAGATACGGATTCGCCATCAAGGCACTTCCCAAGCCGTTCGAGACCGAAGACGACGAGGACGAGGAGCCCGAAGACGGCAAGCTCAACCCGCCCTCGGACGACCCCTCGGAGCCTGCCGACGATGCGCTGGACTCCTCACCCGGCAGCGGCCCGCCCACCGACCCCACGAAGGACGTCGCCGAGCCCCCAGTGGACGACGCCGCCGATCCGCCCGCTGACGACGCCGAAGCCCCGGCGCCGGCCGCGGACGATGCCCGACCGTGGGCCGGAGACATGTACGACGAGGGCGACGAGTCCGACCCGGCAAACGCCTACACCGCCTACACCGGCTCCGCAGGCGAGGAGGCCTGGCTGGACCAGGCGGCAGACGGCACACTGACCGGGTGGGTCCGGGACTCCACCGGCCAGGTGTGGCGGTACGCCGACCCCGACGCCTGGGCCATCGACGTCGACGACGCGCAGATGACCCGCAGCCACGGAGGCGACGACACAGCCGACCCCAGTAACGACCCGGCCGCCGGCGGCCCCGCGAAGCAGGCGCCCCTGTTCCCGCCCCAGTAAGGAGCTGACTAGTGCAGATGAACCGCCAGCAGTACCTGGCTCTTCTCAGCGAGGGGAAGGCGGCACACGGAAACGGCGACCCGTCCGACGCCTGCCCCTACGACCGCCTGGGCGACGCCGAGCAGCAGTTCGGCTACCGCTACTGGCTCCGCGGCTGGCAGGAAGCCCGGCTCGCCGCCGAGGAGGCGCCTCCGGTCGACGCCGCGGTGACCGGAGGACAGTAAGGAGGCCTGAGCGGCACGGTGCACGGCGGCCCACTGTCCACCGCCGGAGGTTCCCGCCGTGCCGAACGCTCCATCCCTTCGACCCGCCGCGCCTGCGCGGGGCACCTCCACGGCCATCTACGCCGTGACCGGGGTAGTCGACGAAGTCAACGACCTGATCATGCCCGGGGCGTTCACCGCCACCCTTGCCACCCGGCCCGTGAAAACGGTGTGGCACCACGAATGGAAGGACCCGGTAGGGGTCGTCCTCGACGTCACCGAACTCCTGCCCGGCAACAAGCTGCTCACCGCGATTCCCGGCTGGCCCGCCGAGGCCGGCGCGCTCGTCGCCACCGTGGCCTACAACCTCAGAACCAGCCGCGGCCGCGACGCCTACGAGCAGGTCAAGCAGTGGCACGAGCACAAGCAGGCCCAGTTCTCCATCGGCTACCGAGTTCCTCAAAGCGGCGCGACCCGCCGCAGCGACGGCGTACGGGTCATCCACACCCTCGACCTGTTCGAAGTGTCTCCGGTCCTCCACGGCGCCCACCCGATGACCCGCGCGCTGGAAGTCAAAGCCGACCCGGGCACGGCCGGACTGGAACGCAAGGAGACCCGGTCGGCCGTGCTGGAGGTGAAGGCGGCTGAGCAGCAGATCAACCGCGGCGTGATGGTGGCGCTGTACCCGCCGCCGGCCGTGGCCGAGCGGATCGCCCACGCCGAGGGAAGCCCGCCCGCGGAGCTCCACGTCACCCTCGCCTACCTGGGCGACGCCGACCAGCTCCCCGGTCACCCGGACGACCTGACCCACATCGTTCAGATGGCACTGTCCGGGGTCGGCCCGCTCACCGGGTCCATCGGCGGCATCGGCCGCTTCCCCGACCACGGCAGTGGCATCCCGACCTGGGTGCCCGTCGACGTCCCGGGCCTCGCCGAAGTACGCCAGCGCATCGTGGATGGCCTCGCCTCCCACTACGACGGCGTGCTGCGCACCAACCACGGCTTCGTTCCGCATCTCACCCTGGGATACGACCTGCCCGACGTGCCGGACGTCCCGTCCCTGCCCGTGGACTTCTCGGCGGTCCACGTCGTCCGGGGGGCAGACCGCATCCCGATCTGGCTGCAGGCCGAGACCGAGAAGGACGCGGAACCGTCCGCCGAGATGCAGCAGTTCGCTGCGGCCGCCGCCGACAGCTCCCGCGTGCCGGCTGGGGAGCAGAAGTCGGCACGCGCCGCCGTCGCGGCCGCCCGGGCCCGCCGCACTCCCCGCATCGAGCACAAGTCGGCCCGCGCCATCGTGGCCGAAGCCAAGAGCCGCATCACCTTCGGAGAGACCCCCATGACGACCACACCCCAGGCCCTGCCCGAGTCGTACGAACAGCTGCGCTCCCGGCTCGCCGACAGCGTCCGCGAGCTCCTCGGCAAGGACGACGGGTCCTGGACGTGCATCGAAGCCACCTATCCCGATCGCGTCATCGTCTCCGTCAACGGGGACGGCCCCGGCCCGTCATCCACCTTCGCGATCCCCTACCAGACCGCCGGCGGCAGCATCACGCTCGGAACCCCTCAGCCCGTGGAACTCGCGACGATCGTGGTCCCAGAAGGCACCAGTGCCCACCGCGCCGCTACCACCGACGAAGACGTCGACGCGCGGGTGGTCCAGCCGACTGTCGACGCCCTGACCGACGCCACCGCGCGCATCACCGCCACCACGGCCAAGCCCGACCAGCTCGAGGCAGTCCGCGCCACGGTCAGCAGCCTCGTGGCCGCGCTCTCCGCGAAGGGTCTGGCCATCGACCCCGACCCCGAGGAACTGTCCGGGCGCCCGGGTGACACCGGCATGGCGCTGTGGGACGACGACACATTCGAGGACGACGACCTGGACGCGGAGGACGACGAGGACCACGCCCCGGCCTCCGAAGCCCCCGAAACCGACGGCGCCGACACGGGACAGGGCACCATCCGGCTCGACCCCGACGAGGTCAAGGCCGCGCTCGCCGCGATCCAGCTGTAGGCGCGACTCAGCCTCACAGACACCTACCCCGCCCAGAACCACCCTCCGGAGAAGCCGACCTAAAAACCGCAGGTCAGATGCCATGTGCTGTCCGCTCTGTACGCCAGAGCGGGCAGCACGCGACGTTAAGCACCCGCTTCCCTTTACATCGCCTCTGCGTTGAGGCGTCCCGGTGCTGGCCGGGCGAGCGGCGCACGTCAACCGCCCCAGCATCAGGGAGAAGAGCACACCATGTCGGACAAGAGCCGTCTCAAGTCGCTCCAGGAACAGCTCCAGGTCAAGAGCGCCGAGGCCGAGCGCATCAGCCAGACCTTCAAGGTCGAGGACGGTGGCGGCTTCGTCGTCTCCACCGAGCAGGCCGCCGCGTTCAAGAAGGTCTCCGCCGAGGCGCAGGAGATCAAGTCGCTCATCGACGCCGAGCAGGGCCTGGTCCAGGTCAAGCAGTACCTCAACGAACCGGAGGGCCCGTCGGCCGCGGGCCTGCACTACGGGCAGCAGCCGGGCATCGAGGAGAAGTCCTTCGGTGACCTGTTCGTCGAGTCCGACGCCTACAAGCGCGCGGCCGCGGACGAGTTCCGCGGCAACACCTACCTGCGCGCCGACATGGAGGGGAAGTCGATCTTCTCCCTGTCGGCGGGAACGGTCACCCACCAGACCCTGGGCAGCGCCCAGAACGTCGGGATCGCCGAGCGGGCCTACCGCAAGTTCCACATCCGGGACCTCTTCCCGAAGAGCTCCACGAAGAATGCGGTCCTCTACGGCGCCCGGGAGACCGGCTGGACCAACGCCGCCCGGCAGGTGAAGGAACGTTACGCCGCGGACGGCGTCAGCCCGGCGACGGGCGGCCCCACGGACACCTGGGGCCGGGCCCCGCGATCCAAGCTGTCCCTGGTCCCGGTGATGTACCCGGTCGCCGAAATCGCGCACCTGCTCGACGCGCACAAGAACATCCTGTCGGACGAACCCCGGCTCAAGACCTTCATCAACACGCGCATGGTCGAGGGCGTGAAGTACCAGGAGGACTGGGACCTCCTGCACTCCGTCGGCGACGGCCAGTCCATCACCGGTCTGTTCAATACGCCCGGCGTCCAGCAGTACACCGGCCTGTCGACCGACAAGCACTCCGTCCAGATCCGCCGCAGCATCACCAAGGCCCTGCTCGCGGAGTACGACCCCACGGGCATCGTCCTCAGCCCCACCATGTGGGAGCAGGTCGAGGTCGAGGAAGACGACAACGGCGCCTTCCGTGTCGCCCTCCAGGTCGCGATCGGCGCCGAAAAGCGCGTCTGGCGCCTCAACGTGGTCGAGACGACCGCGATGGAGGACACCAAGTTCCTCGTCGGCGCGTTCGGTCTCGGCGCCCAGCTCCACGACCGCGAGAACGTCTCGGTCACCGTCTCCACCGAGAACGGGACCAACCATGAGCACGGCTTGATCACCTTCCGTGGTGACGAGCGCGTCGCGCTCGAGGTACCGCGCCCGGAGAGCTTCGTGATCGGCACCTGGACCCAGCCCGCCTAACCCGGACGCCGGTGAGGGGGCGCGCACCCTGGCGCGCCCCCTCACCCAGGACACCCACGACGGAGGACGCTGGTGATCGAGATCCAACCCACAGGCCTAGCGGCCGACCTGGAAGCCCTGGCCGGCGCCCCCGCTGCGCCTAAGGGACCGCCGTGCACCGTGGGCGCCTTCCTCGCGCACGCGGACGAGCCCACGGCCGCCGCACTCCGAGTCGCGCTGGACACCCCAAGCATCACCGGAAAGTCGATTGCCGACACCCTCAGGAAGTACGGCGGAGCCGTCACCGCGTACACCGTCGCCAGACACCGGCGCCGCGGTGAGTCGAACGGATGCCGGTGCCCGCGATGAGCCTGACCACGGACCTCCAGGCGCTCCTGCAGCCCGCCGGCGAGGGCCAGACCCAGCCCACGCAGATCCAGCGGCCCCAGGCCGCAGCACCGCGCGGCTGGGAGACCGGCGTCCGGTACGAGCCGGGCGGAACCATGGTCGTCACCGCCCCCGCGACCGAGCAGCCCCCCAACAGCGAGCAGGACTGGCGCGAACGCGTCGAAGCCCTGGGCCTGGCCATCCCCGAGGGCTTCCGAGTCCGCCTCACCGAGGCCCGCCACGACCCGGCCGCCTGGCATCGCGACGCCCAGGGCGACGACGCCGTCACCCGCCCGGTCTGGCGCTGCCGCTACGTCATCGAACCAGCCGCCCCGGCCTGGCTGTCGTTCGGCGACGTGGACTCCCTGGTCCGCGACGCGATGCGCCGCCGTCGCAAGCCGCGAGCCGCCCTTGAAACGGCCGAGCGGGCCCTGGTCGTCGTCTACGCCGACGCGCAGGCCGGGAAAGTCGGCCGCGACGGAGGAACCCCCGAACTGGTGGCCCGGATCGCCGAGCGATTCGACCGGCTCGACGACCACATTCGCGACCTCAAAACGGTCGGTCGCGCCCCGACTGCCGCCTATTGGGCCGACGCCGGCGACTGCATCGAAGGATTCGAAAACACAGGTCAGCAGGCGTTCACGAACGATTTGACCTTGACCGAGATGGTCCGAGTCCACAGGCGGCTCACGTTCGAGGGCCTGGACCGGCTGGCCGGCAGGTTCGACCGTGTCGTCGCGGCGACGTGCGGCTCCAACCACGCCAGGGTCAGGCGCGGCAAGGACGCGGTCGGCCCCCCGGTCGACGACTGGGGCATCGAGGTTCTCAGCCAGATCGGGGATGCCTACGCCAGAAATCCGGCGGCGTACGGCCACGTCTCGTTTGTGATGCCTGAGCGGTGGCGCGACACTGTGAGCCTCGATGTCGCCGGGACTGTGGTGGGCCTTGCCCACGGGCATCAGTACCCGCGGCCCGAAAAGGCCGGCGACTGGTGGCGGGGGCAGACCTTCGGCCGCCAGCCAGTGGCCGACGCGCAGATCCTGATCACCGGTCACTACCACCACTTCCGTGCGCAGCAGCTCGGCAACGGGCGCCTCCACATCCAGGCTCCGACTCTGGATAACGGGTCCGACTGGTACACGGTGCGCAGCGGCGAGGTCTCCGCGTCCGGCCTGCTGGTGTTCAGCGTCGGCCCCGAGGGCTGGGACGACCTCCGCATCCTGTGACCGCGACGTAAGCGTCGACGGGCCTGCACCGTCCGGTCATGACTCAACCGAAGCGGTGGCTACTCACCCAAAACTCCGATATGCGCCGTCAAGGGATCTTCAACTGGTCGATCCCAGCATGGGCGGGAACCCTGCCCGACGGCCGCACGTACAACACCTGCCCGTCGGCCGGCGTCTGCGTTTCGATGTGTTACGCGCGGCAGGGCTCCTACCGGTTCCCCAACGTCAAGGCACGTCACGAGGCCAACCTCATGATGATCCTGGACGACCTCCCGGGCTGGGAGCGTGACATGACCGCAGAGCTTCAGCACAAGCGGTACCAGGGCCGTTGGGTGCGCTGTCACGACGCCGGCGACTTCTTTTCGGAGAGTTACGTCCGCGCCTGGATGAGGGTCATGCGGGCCGCGCCAGGCGTTCGCTTCTACGCGTACACCAAGAGCGTGAAACTTTTCCGCGACGTTGTCGAACCGGACCCGCCGGAGAACTTCAAGTGGGTGATCTCGCTCGGCGGCCGCGAGGACCACCTGGTGGACCTGACCCGCGAGCGGCACGTCGACATCTTCCCCGACGAGGACTCCCTGGCCGAGGCCGGTTACACCTCCCGGGCCGAGGAGGGGTGCCTGACCTCCGTGCTGGGCCCGCAGAAGATCGGCATTTCGGCGAACAACATCGCCCACGCCAAGAAGAAGCAGGGCGGCCACCGGTGGAGTGAGCTCCAGCGGGTCCAGGACTCGCGCCGCCGCGGCCCCGGCAAGCAGTTCGACAGCGGCCGCCCCTAGCCGGACGCGAGGACGGCCCCTCTGCTGCCTGCCATCCGGCCGACTTACCCAATTGGGTAAGTCACCGCCCGGGCACGGCGCGACCGAAGCCCCGAGGCCCCGCCATCCTTCCCCGACCATCACAGCGAGGAAGGACACCCATGGGTCTTTACAAGGCGAACGGGCAGCGCATCACCCGGGCCGCATTCCCGTCCGCGGCCGTCACCGACGCTCCCCAGCGCATCACCGAGGACGTCTACGAGAGCGAGCCGTACGGCCCCGGCGACGGCCGCCCCGAGGGCTCCAAGCGGTTCCTGCTCTATCAGGCCGGAACCATCGTCCCGCAGTCGGTGATCGACCGGCTGTTCACCGCAGGCACCATCGCCGCCATCACCCCTGCGACCGGGCCCGCCGCCGGCGGCACCACGGTGACCATCGCGGGAGCCAACCTCGACGGCGTCTCTGCGATCAACTTCGGTGCGACCCCCGGCACGAATCTGCGTGTCATCTCCGCCGCCGAAGTGAGGGTGACGGCCCCGGCAGGAGCGGTCGGGGCTGTGAACGTCGTGGCGGTGGACGACGCAGGCAACGTCACCAAGGCGGGCGGCTACACGTACGCCTGACCCCGCCAACCGGAGGCCCCAGCAATCGCTGGGGCCTCCGGCGTAGGACGCGACACAAACACGCGAGCGCGTGCAGGGTGCGCGCGATCGGATCGACACCTCACAGGGAGCCCACCATCATGACCGCCACCCGTACGCGCAAGACCGCCGCTGCCAAGGCCGACGCGCCTCAGGAGCAGGACACCGCAGCCGAGTCCGCAACGGAGACGCCTGACTCCACCCCGCAGGCTCCCGACGTCGCCCCGCTGGAGCCCCCGCAGATCGAGGAGGCGCCGGAACCCCCGGCCGGCGTCCAGTACGCCACGCCCACCGAGGTCATCCCGGACGACGAGAACCTGGCCGAGGTGATCCTCGACGACGCCACGAAGCAGCCGCCGGCGGACCTCGAGACGGTCTTCCAGCCACTCACCGAGTACGGCTCCACCCTCCAGTGCACGGTCCGCCTTGTGGAGCAGACCTTCCTCGGGCCGCACAGCAACCCCGTGGAGCGGCTCCTCCAGCCGAAGGGCGCCGTGGTGTCCGAAGGCATCGCGGCCCGCATCCTCGACCGGCTCCGCGAGCAGGCCAGCCGCTCGGCCGCCTCCTGATTCCCGCCCCGCTACCGTCCGAACAGCAGGTGACATGACGATCCCCGCGGGCATCCGCACCGTCCGGGTGAAGGGGCGCTTCCGACGCCCCGACGGCGTCCCCTACAAGGGCACGCTGACCTTCCAGGTCCCCGCCATCATCGAGATGGACCAGGCGTACACGATGGTGGCGGGTACGGCCACCGCCGAGCTCGACGAGAACGGCGAGTTCAGCATCCTGCTGACGGCCACCGACCAGGGCGACCCGTCCGGATGGGTCTACACCGTCGTCCTGCTCCTGGACGACGGCACCACCCGGCCGTTCAGCCTTGCACTGCCGTCGGACGTCGCCGAAGTCGATCTCACCAAGATCATGCCGTCCGACCCCGCCCAGCTGAACTACGTCCCGGTCAAGGGAGAAAAGGGCGCCGGCATGCTGTCCGGGGCTGGTTCGCCCACCGCGGCGGATGGTGCGACCGGGGACTTCTGGATCGACACAGCATCGAACGTCAGCTGGTCTCTCTACGGCCCGAAGACCGCCTCGGGGTGGCCGACGTCCGGCCTGCCGCTCGGTGGCGGAGCCACCTGGCGCGTCCGCGACCTACCCGATCCCCAGATCGCGGACGCCGTGTATACGGGGACACCACCGACCATCAGCACCGCCCCGACGTCGGCCCCGTCTACGGGATGGATCAAGTACGCCCCCGACCCGGTCGCCTTGTCCGGTACCGACCGGCGCGGACCGTACACCTGGGCCGGCGCCACCAACTTCGCTATCGGCGTCGGCACCCCAGACAGCACCTACGTCCGGCCGCTGTCCCGCTACCCCAACACCTACGCCTCGGGGCAGACGAACTGGTCTCTGGAAGTCGGCACCGACGCACAGGCCATCCAGCTCCGGTTCAAGCACATCAGCGCCACCACGATGTTCCGCCTGTCCATCGACGGCCGGAAGATCACCGACCTGATGCAGCCGAGCGGTGGCACTGTCCCCAACGAGGGCTCCACCCACCTCATGACCATCGACTTCGGTAGCGCCGCCCCGCGCCGGCTCAGATTCGACTTCTCGAACATGCCGTTCGGCGGCATCTACCTTCCGGCCACGGCCAACATGTGGGGGACCCACCTGCGCGGTGGCCGATTCATGGCTCTCACCGACTCCCTCGGCGACGGCTCGGCCCTCAACGTGGGTGCCGGCTGTGGAACCTGGGTAGATCGCGTAGGCCGCATGCTCGGTTGCACCGACATCTGGCGCGAAGGCCGCGGCTCCACCGGATACATCGCACCCGGCGGGCATGCCACGTTCGGCGTGCGCGCCGAAGTCGACGTCATCCCGCACGTACCCGACCGCCTCGTCCTCTGGGGCGGGTACAACGACGCCTCCGGCGACCAGGCGCAGATCGCCACCGCGGCGGCCGCCCTGTTCACCCGGCTCAAGACCACCCTGCCCCGCTGTCAGATATTCGTCATCGGCTGCTGGTCCCCCACCGGCACTCCCGCGGCGTCCCACACCGCCACCACCGCCACACTCCGCACCGCGGCGGCCGCCGCCGGACTCCCCTTCGTCTCCCCGCAGACCGGCGGGATCTACAACGCCGCCGGCGCTCTGGTGGCGACCCACGGCCCCTGGATCACCGGCACCGGTAACGCCTCGGTCCCCAAGGGTGACGGCAATGCGGACTTCTACGTGGGCTCGGACACCGTGCACCCGACCGACGCCGGCCACGCCTACCTTGCCCGCCGCATCTACGCGTTCATGGCCACCGTCATGCCCGCCTGACCCGAAAGGAGACCCGCATGGGCACCTACACCTACCGGCCCCTCTACGGAGGAGCCTTCTACGACCCCGAGCCCGCCGGCGGCCTCGTCGACCGGGTCACGCTCTACAGCACCCCGGAGCGCTCCGGCATACCCGCCGCCACCGTGGGCCCGGCCGTCCGCGCCGCCCCCGGCCGATACGTCTTCACCCTGCCCGACCTGCCCGACGGCCGGTACTGGACCACCGTCACCTTCACACCCTCCCAGGGCACACCGCCCGCTACCGACCGCACCGCCTATGTGGATCTGCCGCTGGACAGCGGCCTCGTCGCCTCGCCCGAGTCCGTCGCCGACGAACTCGGCTTGCCCCTCCCGCTCACCGCCGCGCAGCGCACCGCCCTGCAGAACGCCGTCCGCAAAGCCCAGGCCGACGTGACCAGCTACCTCGGCCGCCCACTCGTCCCCCGCGCCACCACGCTCCGCGCCGTCACACCCCGGTGGACCGACGCCCTCGAGGACCCCGCGTCCTGGCCCCTGCCCGACCCGGACGACATCACCGAAGTCGCCGCGTACCGGCCGCTGGGAGATGGGACGTACGACGTGGACTTCCTCATCGGCCTCAACGGCGCCACAGAGGAGCCGATCGTCCGGTACGTCACCGCACACGCTGCCGAGTCGGAACGCCAGCGCCCGGGCGGCGTCGTCGCGGACGGCCGTCGCGTGTCGTCGGTGAGCGCCGAAGGCCAGTCCATCTCCTACGAGACGTCCCCGGCAGCAGGCCAGCCCGGGTCCCTGCCTGCGATCGACACCCTGTCTGGCCTGCGCCGCCTGGTCTACCGCCCGCTCAGCGGGCCGCCGCGCGCGCCCTGGCCGTACTCCTCCACCCGCGGCCGACGCTGAGCCGGGAAGGAGCACCCGTGGCTGTCGTCCTTCCGAACACCGTCCTGACCGTGTACGCGCTCCCCCATCCCTGGGAACGGGACGCCAACGGTGTACCCGTCCCGCCGAACCCGACTCTGCGCCCGCCGGCCCGCGGCTCCTGGCCGGGCGCCGCCCTGGAGCAGCCGGATGGCTCCTGGTCGATCCGGCTGGACCCGCAGGCCTGGCCGGTGGAACCCGGCGACACCGTCACTGACACTGCTGGGCGCTCCTGGACCCTCACCAGCTCCCGCAACCACGCCGTCCCCGGCTGCGCGGCCGCCGACTACGTCCAGGCCACCGCCACCCTCAATCCCCCGGAGGTCCCCTGATGGCCCGCTTTACGCCGGCACCCGGCCTCGAAGAGGCGCTTGCCCGGATGGTCGCCCCGCACGTGCAGCGCATCGCCCACCAGGTGGAGATGGAGGCGAAGCGGCTGGCCCCGCCCACCAAGCAGTGGGTGACCATGGCCGACGATCACGTCCGGCCCACCCACGTCTCCGCCCAGGGCCAAGAAGTGCCTGGGAATCTGCGGTTCACCATCAACAGCATGGCCTGGGACCGCCGCCACCGCGGTCTCGGCGCGAAGACCTACATGCTGGCCCCCCGCGACCAGAGCTCCCGGGCGGTCGCCAACATCAAGAATTGCCGCTGCACCACCCACAAGGACCCTCAGGGGATCGCCCGGAACATCAACACTGGGCAGCCCGTGATCACCGGCAAGAAGGTCACCGTGACCGTCTCGGCCCGCGGTCCACTCGTCGTCGAAGCGGAAGTCGGCACCGTCTACCCGGGAAACCTCGTCGCCGACGGCGCGCACTTCATGGCCCGTGGCGCGGCCATCGTGGCGGCGCGCCGCTGATACGGGGTGGCGGGGGTTCCCTGCCGTGACTGCCCCTTCCGCCTAGAAGGGGCAGCATGCCGCCAGGGCCTCAGCCAGGACACGACACAAGCGCGCGGCGTATGCACAGTGCCCGTCATGACCACGATCAAGAAGACCACCACCGCCTCCGACACGCCCGCAGAGGCCCCCACCGTCACCGCGGCGCCGCCGGAACCGACACCGACTCCGGCCACAGCCCCGACCATCGTCGGGCCTGCCCCGGCCGGCGACGCCGAGCCCCAGACCGTCGTCCTCTCCCACTACCTGCGCATCGGCGGCACCGACTACGCACCCGGTGACAAGATCCTCGTCTCGCCGGACTACGCCCGCCGCCTCCGCGTCCAGGGCTACACGGCCCGCACCTGATGACGGAACGGACCCTGGCGGACGCCGACCCGGTATCCGAACTCCTCGCCTGGCTCCAGCAGAGCACCGGGGTCGCCGACGCACTCGGCGGCCCCGGCCGGGTGTCCGGAATCCCCGAGGCGCCCTGGCCGCACCTCGTAGTCACCCACGGACCCGGCGGCGACCTCCGCGACCTCACCTGGGCAACCAGCCCCGAAGTGACGCTCGAACTGCACGGTGATCCGGGCGGATGGCCCGGCCGTGCCGAGCTCCGCCGCATCCTCCTGCTCTGCGCGACTGCAGCAAAGAAGGTTGTTGAGGCACCGCACGTACCCGGCCTACCCGTGATCTCCGGGATCGCGCCATCCGGAACGCTCATCTGGTCACCGCTCGTCGACGGCCAGCCGCGGTGGATTCTCACACTGGCCGTGACCATCCACCCCTGAGGAGGCGACACAAGGCACCACCACTCTCCACGGTGTCCGGGCCCCACACCTCGGACCCAGGAGAACCGTCATGGCAGGCGAGACCGCCAACAGCAACGAAATCGTCATCCCCTCCATCACCCGCGTCTGGTACGCGCCGGTCGGAACCGTCGTCCCCGCGGATGCCGTGGTGGCCATGCCCACCGGCTGGCGCAGCGTCGGCCTGACCACCGAGGACTCGTTGAAATTCAACTCGGAGCCGAACTTCGAGCAGGTCCGAAGCGCCCAGTCCTCGTACCCGACCCGCACCTTCCAGACCCAGGACGCCGCCACCATCGAGGTAGACCTGCAGCAGTGGTCCGGGGCCAACTTCCGGGCCGTCTACGGCGGCGGCACCATCAGCGAGATCACTCCGTCCGGCGGCGGCACCGCCAAGCACTACAAGTTCACGCCTCCGAAAATCGGCAGCCGAACCGAGATCACGGCCATCGTCGAAGTCATCGACGGCGGCAAGCACTACCGGTACGTCTTCCCGCGCGCCATGCAGATGGAAGGCGTCTCCAAGGACCTCGCCAAGACGAAGGAGGCGATCCTGCCGCTCCGCCTGGCGGTGCAGGGAGGCGACGACGTCGACGCCTGGTACGTGATCACCGATGACCCGGCCTTCGCCCTGACCGCGTGACCTCTCGCGGCAGCGCGCGACGGTAGACCGACCGGCCTGCCACTCTCCGCGCGCTGCCGCAGTCCTGCGACTCAGCCTGCCGAACACGAGAGGCCGCACCATGTCTTCCTTCGTCATCGACCTCGACGCCGAGCGCCGTGAAGTCCGCTACCCGAACGGCATCCCGGTCAAGATCGGCGGAGAGCAGTTCATCTTTCCGGCGGAGGTCCCGGCCGAGGCGCTCGACCCACTCCTGTCCGACGACCTGGACCTGGTCGGCTTCTTCGGCGACCTCGTCACCAGCACCGGCGGAGGAACCGTCAGCGAGATCACCGTGATGCTGTTCCGCCGGCCCAAGCTGCCCCGCCAGTTCTACGCCGCGGTGAAGGACGTCTACCGCGTCCTCCTCGGGGAGGAGCAGTACAAGGACTTCCTGGCCCAGCGGCCATCCATCCCGGACTACGTGCGGCTGACCACCGCCCTGGCGAAGGTGTACGGAGTTGAGCTGGGAAAGCTCTTCGCGTCGGATTCCTCCTCCGAGACCGATTCGGAGACATCGAGTCCGACCTCTCCCGCTTCCACAACGGCCTCGACGCCCGAGGAGTCTGGCGCCGTCCCGGAGAGCCCGGCTTCATCGGCCTTCGACGCCTGATCTCGCTCCTGGACGGCCTCCCGGACGACTCGCGGTACCAGACCGCGCCCTCCGGCGGATGGACCGTGACCACGGAGCTGATCGCCCAGCTGCTCGAGGAGGTCAGCCTCCTGGCCTCCGACATGCGACGCAAGGAACCCAAGACCGTTCCCCGGCCCGTCGCACCGCCCCAGAAGAAACGCTTCGGCGCAGCTGCTCCCCAGCAGCCCGAGCCTGAGCGTCCCCGCATGACCGGCCACCACAAGATGCTTGCGGTCGCCATGCAGAGAGGAATGGTCCGCAGTGGCTGAGGGTCTGCAGGCAGGCCGGCTGGAAGTGCCGGTCGTCGCCGACCTCGCCGGCTTCGCGCGCGAGCTCCGCTCCCGGGTCGAGGCTGCGGCCGAGGGCCTGGCCGTGCAGGTCAAGGTGAAGATCGACGACACCGGTCTGCGCAAGCGGCTGGAGAAGGCGGTCGAGAAGGCCTCCAGGGGAGTCACGGCGACCGTACGGGTCAAGGTGGACAGGGATCGGCTGCGTACCGAGCTGGCAGGAATCGCCCGGGACGTCTCCGACACCGACCTCAACCTGCCCGTCACCCCCGATGGTGACGGTGACAGCTCCGCGGGCGGGGGCCTGCGTGGGCGCCTGCGCCGACTCCTGCAGGGCGCTCAGGAAGAGGCCGACCGGAACCCGGTGAACGTGCCGGTCCGGCTGCCCCGCGGCCGCGGCGCCCTGCGGATGCTGGGCATCGGGTCTTTGCTCACCCTCGTCCAGCCTGCGGTGGCCGCGCTCGTCCAGTACGGCGCGGGGCTGACCGCGATGGTGTCCGCGGCCGCACCCGCGGTGGGCGTCCTGGGCGCCATCCCCGGGCTGATCGTCGCGGCCGGTACGGCCGTGGCGGGCACGATGATCGCGTTCAGCGGCTTCGGGACGGCCATCGGCACGATCGCCGAGGCCGAGAAGAAGATGGCCGCGGGCACCAAGCTGACGAAGTCGGAACAGGCCGGGCTCAAAGAAGCCCTGGACTCGCTCTCACCGTCCGCCGCGAAGGTTGCACGCGAGGTCATGGGCCTCGGCAAGGCGTGGACGAGCGTCCGCAAAGCCACGCAGGAAGCGTTCTTCTCCAAGCTCGTCGGCCAGATCAAACCCGCCGCCGAGGCAGTGTTCCCTCTGCTGTCCGACGCCATGGCGGACACCGCAGGACAGATGGGCAACCTCGCCGCGCGCGGTGCCAAGTTCATGCAGACCGGGGTGTTCCGCCAGGACTTCAAGACGATTGCCGGCACCAACTCGAAAGTCATCGGCAACATCACGAACGGCGTGGCCAATCTCGGCCGCGCCTCCATGGACTTCCTAGTGGCCTCCGGGCCGTTCGTCGAGCGAGTCGGCCAGGCCGGAGAACGGTTCACCGCCTACCTCCGGTCCTCTGCGGCCGCCGGCAAGGAAACGGGCTCCCTTGCCCGGTTCCTGGACAAGGCCGGAGACAAGGCGGCCCAGCTCGGCCGTACGACCAGGGACCTGGGCAAGGGCCTCGCCGGTGTCGGCCGCGCAGCCTCCGACACGGGCAACGCCCTCCTGGACGGGCTCGAAGGCACCATGGTGCGGTTCAACCGCTGGGCGAACAGCAAGGCCGGCAGCAACGCGATGAAGCAGTTCTTCTCGGACGCTGCGCCCATGTTCCACGAGCTCAACGCGCTCGTCGGTGACTTCGTCCGCGGCTTGGGCCGCATGGCCACGGACGGTGGCGTCACCAGCCTTATTCGGCAGATCCGCACGGAGCTGATGCCCGCCGTCGGCAGCGTTTTCGATGCCCTGGGCCAGTCGATAGGTCCGGCCTTGATCAGCGTCATCTCCAACGTGGCCACCGCCATCGCCAGCGTGGCCTCCGCCGGAACCGGGCTCGGCGTGCTCCTGACCTCCCTGGCCGGCCTCCTGTCCGCCTTCAACCAGATCATGAACGTGATCCCCGGTGCCAACGCGGCCCTGGCCACCCTCATCGGCACCCTGCTCGCCCTCAAGGTCGTCACCGCCGTCTCGGGCATGCTCGGCAGAATGGGCACGGCGGCCGCCGGCGCCGTCACTTCAGTCTCCGCCCTCGGCTCCACCATGCGCGGCAGCACCGCGACCATCGGGCCGTCGGCCACCCTGTGGCAGCGGATGAGCGGCGCCTACCGCACCACAGCGGCCGAGAGCGGCCGCCTGTCCGGTGCGCTGCGCGGCGTGGGTGCAGCCAACCGGGTCGCGTCAAGCGCACTTGGGGGGATGGTCTCCACCCTCGGCGGCCCGCTCGGTATCGCCATCATCGGTGTCACCGTCGTCCTGGGCCTGCTCGCTTCCCGCCAGGAGGCCGCGGCCCGGGCCGCGGCCGCGCACAAGGAACGCATCGACTCCCTCTCGCAGTCCCTGGCCCAGTCCGGGGGCGTGATCGACGCCAACGTCCGCGCGCAGGCCGCGCAGATGCTCCAGGACGTCAAGCTTGCTGACGGCAAGGGCAAGCTCGTCGACGTTCTTCGCAAGGCCGACGTCAGCCTCGGACAGGTCACCGACGCCTACCTCGAGCAGGGCGGCACCATCGACGGCCTGCAGAAGAAGCTGATGGCGCTCGCGGAGGCCAACAAGGCATGGGTGGTCAAGGGCAAGTCCGAGAGCTACGACTACACCGAGGAGGGCAAGCGGTACAAGGCGGCCGCCGACCAGTTGGGCAAGATGAACGGGGAACTGGACGAGACCCGTAAGAAGCAGGCCGAAGTCGCCGACGCCGTCAAGAACGCCGGCGGCGCGGGAACGACCGCGTACGACCGCCTGTCCCTCTCCGTTCAGGGCTTCAACGACAAGACGAAGTCCGCGGACGAGCGCGTCGACTCGCTGCGGCGGGCCTTGGATGCGCTCAGCGGCAACGCCGAGAGCTTCCACGACGCCGCGACCCGCCTCAACCAAACCATGCTCAACGTCGACGACGCGATGGCCGGCGCCAAGGACCAGACGCAGGGCTGGGGCAAGGCCCTGATCGACGCAGACGGCATGGTGAACACCAGCACCAAGAACGGCCAGACCCTCAACGGACAGCTCAAGGAGATGCGCGACGCCATGCTCTCCGTGGCGACCCGCGCCCAGGAAGCCGCTGAGCAGGGCCTGATGCCCATGAACGACGCCATGACCAAGAGCCAGAGCGCCATGGAGCAGGCCCGGGCGAAGGCCATCGCGCTCGGCGAGAGCATGGGCCTGAGCGAGACCGAGGCCAAGGCCCTCGCTGACCAGATGGGCTTCATCCCCTCCACGATCACCACCCTCATGACCACCCAAGGCATCCCCCAGGCCACCGCCGAGTTCCTCGCACTCAAGGGGCAACTCGAGAACCTCGGCGAGGGCAAGGCGATCCGAATCAGCGCGCCCACCGCTGAGGCCACGGCGCAACTCCAGGCGCTCGGCTTCTCCGTCCAACGGATCCCCGGCACCAAGGAGGTCGAGGTGACCGCGCCCACCGGCGGCGCCCGGATCAACATCGCCTCCCTGGCCGCGGACATCGCAAACGCCCCTGACCGCAAGAACGTCACCGTCTCCGCGATCATCGAGGCTGCCGTCGGCAACCTCTCGTCCATCCGGGACCAGGTCGCGGCGATGCCGGACAAGACGATCGAAGTCCAGGCTCCAACCCAGATCGCCCGGGATGCCCTCACCGAACTCGGCTACAAGATCAACGACGTCCCCGGCAGCAAGAACGTCACCGTCACCGCACCGACCGGCGGTGCCATCGGCAACCTGAACGACCTCCAGACCCGCATCGACAACCTGCGCGGGAGGACCGTCCACATCACCGTCTCCTACGACGGCGTGAACAGCGACGGGTCCGCCCACATCGCGGGCATGGGCAGGTGGGCGGACGGTGGAATACTCCGCTTCGCCCAGGGAGGCATCCACCAAGCGGCCAGCCGCCTCCAGTCCTTCGCGCAGGGCAGCGAACGCCACATCGCACAGATCGCCCGGCCCGGAGAATGGCGGCTGTGGGCGGAGCCGGAGACCGGCGGCGAGGCCTACATCCCACTCGCTCCCGGCAAGCGCAAGCGGTCCCAACAGATCCTCGACCGCGTCGCCGAGATGTTCGGCGGCCGCGTCATGTACTTCGGAGACGGCGCCCTTCGCCAGTACGCCCAAGGGGCGCTCGCGGTGCGCTCCAGCAACCGCGGCACCGGCACCGCCACCAGCCGCACCGCTTCCACGCCCGCCCTCGTGGGCGGCGACCTGAACCTCACCATGACCGGCGCCCCCATGTCCCCAGGCGAGGCCATCGGCAACGCCATGTACCAGCTGCGCCGCCTTCGCCGAGGAGGAGCCCATGCCGGCTGAGAGCGAATGGAACCTGAGCTACGAGGCCGAAGGGCTCCACCCTGCTGTCGACTTCACCTTCGGCACCGTCAAGAGCGGCTTCTACCTCCTGGAGCCCTACGAAATCACCTACGCGGACAGCGACATCGGAGACACCCCCATGCCGCGCACCGACACCGTGCGCCTCGGACAGGACTTTCGGGCCCCGGCCACCGTGACCTTCGAGGTCGGCGTCGATACTGTGCCCGGCGCCGCAACCCCGTCGGGACGCCACGGCAAGAACCTGGACGCCCTCTCCGCCATGGCGCAGGCGTGGGACGCCGAAGGCCTGCGCCGCCGCTTCGCCACGCCGGCTGTGCTGCGCACCGTGCAGGGCGGCCGTGCTCGGCGGCTGTACGGGCGCCCCCGAAAGTGGAGCGCTGCCGGCACCCGCCTGACCCGGCAGGGTTACACGCCGGTGGTGTGCACGTTCGCCTGCGTGGACGCCACCGCCTACGACGACGTTGAGCAGGTCGCCTCCGTAGGCCTGCAGCCGCCCCCGCACCGCGGCCTCAAGGGACCGCTCAAGGCGCCGGTCACCATGGGCGGAGCCGGGGTGGGGACCATGAACGGAGGGATCCTCGTCGGCGGCACGAAGGCGGCCTGGCCGGTGATCACGATTCGGGGGCCGCTCAGCCAGCCCCGCGTGGAACTCGCCGAGCGGGTGGTCGGCCAGAAGCGGCTACCGGGCTGGACGGCCGGGCTGAACCTGGCGCTCGAGGAGGGCGAGACCGTAGTCATCGACACCCGGCCCTGGGCCCGAACCGTGCTGCGCAACGGCACGGCCTCCGTTGCCGGCGACCTGACGTGGGGCTCGCCCCTGCTGGAGGACATGCGTCTGCCCGTAGGCCCGCAGAACCTCGTACTCCGGGGGATCGACGAGACGGGCAGCGCCTCGATGACCGTGGCTTGGCGGGACGCGTACGCCTACTTCTGAACCGGGCCCGGCAGGGAGCGACACAAGGTGATGCGCCCGGTGAGGGTGTGGCCCGGTCTATCTCTGGGAGGTCACCCATGCCGTGGGACAGTGTGCCGTGGTTCGTTGAAGGCGCCGCCGAGCACTCCAGCGAGGTCACGCGGCTCCTCGCCTATTCCGCGTTCGGGGGCGCTGAGGGCATCGTCGGCCCGAGCGACCTGCGGGTGCAGGCTCTGTCCTCGCCTGCAGCTGCGGTCCGAGTCGGCGTGGGAGCCTGCGCGATCACGAACCGGGCGCCCGGAGGGGCCTATCAGGCCTACGCCGCTCGCCTCCCGACCGCCGACCAGGTGGCAGTGGCCGCAACCGGGGTGACGGCCAGGAGCGACCTCGTGGTCGCCCGCATCGAGAACCCGCACAGCCAGGGCGAAAGCTGGCCGCTGCCGAACGATCCCAAGGCGGGCCCCTACGTCTTTACCCGCATCATCTCGGGCGTTCCGAAGACCACGACCAGCATCGAGCAAGTCCGGCCCGGTGACTCGGCGATCACCCTCGCCCGGATCGACCTCCCGCCCAACACCAGCAGCGTCACCGGCGCGATGATCACAGACCTGCGGGAGATGGTCCAACCCCGCCGCGAACGCCGGATCTACCCTCTGTTCACCGCTAATGCGGAGTTCCTGTTCCCGGAAGACGGAAGCTGGCACGACTGGCCCAACGTCGCCCGCGTCAACATCCGGATCCCCAAGTGGGCCACCCGGGCTCAGCTCGTCACCACGATCGGCGGCCTCGGCCTCTTCAACGCCCTGGTCAGGGCTGAAGTGCAGCACTTCCTCGGCAGCAGCATCTGGGGAGGGAGCCCCACGACCATCGATGACGACCAAGGAGGCGGCGCCCGGCGACTGACGCAAGTGGTGGCTTCGACGATCAACATTCCGCCGGCGATGCGGGGAACGATGCAGCCCCTGTTCCTCAAGACCTGGATGTCCACCGATCACACAGGCGACCTGCGCGTGGACAACCGCTCCGCCATCGTCCACGACGTCGAGTTCCAGGAGGCGCCCGAGCTGGATCCGGGGCTGTAGCCGTGGCCAACGGATGGCGCTTCATTGCTCAGCGCGCGCTCACAGGGCAGTTTCTCGACTGGGACGTACCGCTCGCCCTCAACACCAACCCCAAGCGCACCCTGTCCGGGCCCGGAAGTCTCACAGCGACCATCGAGCCGGAGTACGCACGACTCATCGGCCCCGACGGCATACCAATCCTGCAGGAGTGGAGCACGAAGCTCTACCTCGAGATCGATGGCCACATCCGCTGGGGCGGGATAGTCACCAAGACCAACTTCGACGGCGCCCAGATGAGCGTGGAAGCCGAGGGCCTGACCGCCTACGCCCACGGCATTCCCTTCGAGGACCACATCATCTCGGGTGAACTGATCACCCCACCCGACCCCTACGAAGGCAGGGATAAAAACCATGACGGATACATAGATTTCACCAACCCCAAGGTGCCAGTGCCGAAGCCCCCAGACCCGTACACCGGCCACCGTATCGACGCCTACGAGGCCTTCCGCCGGGTGTGGGCACATATCCAATCCCGCCCGTACGGGAACATCGGCCTCACCGTCGACGACCACGTCCTGGGCAGGCTCCTCGGCGCCGAGGACGGAAGCGATCCGTGGGAGCTCGCTTGGTGGAACGCGCCCGACTGCGGGCAGGCCCTCGACCAGCTGACCCGGGACCTGCCGTTCGACTGGACCGAGACCCACAGCTGGACGGCCGATCACTCGTCCATCCAGCACCGCATCCGGCTCGGAAACCCACGTCTCGGGAGGCGCCGCGACGACCTCCGCTTCGCAGACGGCGAGAACCTCTCGGCCATCGCCAAGCCCGAAGGTCTGGGCGACGACTACGCGAACGAGGTCGTAGTCCTGGGGAAAGGGGAGGGCAGGGCCATGGCCCGGGCGCAGGTCTACCGGTACGACGGCCGCCGGATGCGCCGTGTCGCCACCGTCACCGACAAGACCCTCAGCTCCGACAACCTCCTACGCGTCCGCGGCGAACGGGAGCTCGCCGGCCGCACCCAGAATCTGCAGATCCCCGCCATCCAGATCGTTGACCACCCCAACGCGAGGTTCGGCAGCTGGCAGCTCGGTGACGACATCCGCCTCCAGGTCCACGTGCCATGGGTCGGAGACCTGGACCTGTGGCACCGGATCGTCGGGGATGAGGTGTCCGCAGACGGCACGTGCGTCCTGAACCTCAAGCGAGCCGACGCCCTCGTGTACTGACCACTACCGGCGCAGGAGGCGACGCAAGGTCGCTGGCCCGTTCATCCTCCGCCGATGGTCAACTTCTTGGACATTCAGGCGGACGAGCGCCACCTGGCGAGCCTGCTCGCCGGGTACGAGCGGCGGCTTGAGGCGCTGGAGCGCAGCACACAGGCGTCCCACACGTCCATCGAGGGCGGCGCGATTGCGGTTTACGACAAGAGCGGTACACACCGCGGATCCGTAGGCGTCCAGCCCGACGGCACCGTCGCCCTCGTCCCGGTGAACTCCCCGCCCCCCCCCACCCCCCCCAGGCCCGTGGTCCAGGCCGCGCTCGCCGGGCTCGTTGTGACCTGGGACGGGCAGTGGGACGACAAATACGTCACACCCTCCGACTTCGCTCTCGTCCAGGTTCACATCGGGCTCGCCCCCGACTTCACCCCCTCGACAACGACGCTGGCCGGGGCCGTCACGGACATCCACGGCGGCAGTATCACCCTGGGCATCGCGGGTTACACCCCGGTCTGGGTTCGGCTCGTCGGGGTGAACACCGCGGCGGCAGCCGGCCCCGCATCCGGTGCGGTTCAGGGGATCCCC